ACCATCATCTGGTTTTGCAATTGGTGCTTCCCATTTACAAGTATCTTCATTCAATTTCCATGAAGAAAAAGGTTGAGGTGCTATAAAGGCATCTTTAACATCATCATATTTAAAACCAATACCAGCAAAATTTTTTCTAAAATTACCATTGTAAGAAGTTTGTATCCAAACATCTCTTGATCCATATAAATTATTTAAAAAATCTACTCCAGCTTGTTCAGATGTTGCTACATCATTATGAACAACAACTACTGTTTCAACTATATTTCCTACTTTTAATTTTGCAAAATGAGCCATAAATTATTAAGCTGTGTAAGAGCCACTCCCTGTAAATGTTAATATTGTATCTGAACCAGATGTTGAAACTGTAGGTGAACCAGTTGTTGTTCCAGAATAATTAGCAGTTGCCATTCTTAAAATAACTACACCAGAACCACCTTGACCACCATCTGCAGCTCCACCTCCTCCAGTATTAGCAACTCCATTAATAGCTGATGCACCGCCTCCGCCACCAGTTACATTAGCTGATCTTGCTGCTGAGCCAGGTGAAACTTGATAGTATGCACTTCCACCAGATGCTCTTGTAACAGATGAACCAGTAATAGATGATGCTAAACCCGCACCACCTTTACCACCATTGGGGAGTCCTTGACCAGCACCATAGCCATTATTTCCATTTGCAGAGGCACCACCCCCACCACCATTATTTCCACCACCATCAAATCCTTGCCCAGCTGTTCCAGATCCACCATTACTATTATTTTCTGCGGCTCCACCCCCAGATCCACCATTCCCACCAGAACCAGTTGAGCCATTAGCACCCAATCCACCACCTAAAGAAGTTATAGTTGTAATTCCAGAACCAGAAATAGAACTATCGACACCATTTCCAGATGTACCACCAGCACCAACTGTAATTGTGTATGTTGCGTCTGATAATGTTAAAGAACTTTCAGATGAAGAATTTCTACCAGAAGTTTCTGAGCCAAAAGAATTTCTATACCCCCCAGCACCACCTCCTCCTGGAGCCGATACTTGACCATATCCCCCTCCACCAATAACTAAAAAATCTATATTATATGCTGGAAAGTTACCCTCATCTGCAACAGCACCATCAGTATTAGGTATCCAGCCTTTGGTAGTTCCAGAATAAACTATATTTACACTTTCTCCATTAGTATCATAAATAGGATTTCTAGTACCACCTTGAAATTTTAAACCATTTACATTTAGTGTAATTGCATTAGTTCCCCAATTTCTTGCATAATCAGTAAAAATTAATTCATCTCCTACAGAGGCAGATCCTGGTAGTGTAATTGTACAAGCATTAGAACTTGTATCTATCCAATAACCTCTGTTTGCAACAGCTGTTAAAGTTGTAGCTGTAACAATACTAGATTGCCAAGCTATTCCTGTTGCAATTGTTGTAGATCCACCTAATGATACAGCTGAACCATTTATTGTGATTGCAGAATTTGCTAAAACTGAATTTGGTACAGAACTTAATCTAGCATTATTAAGTGTCCCTGTTAATTGTGTAGCTACAATCGATTTATTTGTTAAAGTTTGTGTTCCATCAGTTGTTACAATATTTGCAGGTAAAGTAGTAGTAGCATTTGATGCATCTAACGTAGCTCCTGAAGGAACTGTAATAGTGTCACCAGACTCACCTAATTGAGTATTAGTTCCTGACTGTGGAATTATTTTATCTACTTCGATCTGACTCATAATATAAACAAATTACCTGTAATTGTTAAAGATCCTGTAACTGTAACAGGACCAGCTAAAACACCAGAATCCATTGTCTGTGTTTCACTAATTGTAGAACTGTGAGTATTTACAAATGTTTGTGCATTCATCACAGGAGAAGGAGTTTCTTTTGCTGGCAATGTACAAAATACTTCTTTTGTTCCTGCAGAAAAATCTACTGCACTATCACTATTGCTTGATGATAAAATCGTATTACGAGTAAGTGTAGATGAGCTACCATTAAGTGTGCCTCTTCCTACCTCAAACTCACTAAGAGATCTATGTGCGATACAATAGAAAGTTTCATTACTGTTTCCTATTCCTGCACCAAAGGTTTCAAAACCGTCAACAGCACCAGCAAGAGTAACAGCTCCTGTGCCAGTTGTTGTCGTTGTCTCCTTGACACGATCGTTTATGATCAAAGCCATAAGAGCCTCCTACGAAATTCTTATAATAGCGTTCGAAGTGTCAGCAGTTGGAAACTGTATAGTAAACGTTCCGTTTGAAGCAGTAAAGTCTCCACCAAACGCTAATACACAAACAGCATTAGTTGTGCCTGATCCTCCAGCAGTCGTAGTGTTGTAAATCAACGCTCCGTTAGCTGTAAAACTAGCAGAAGTAAACTGTGCATCTTGAAAATCTACAAATGCTGTAGCTGATCCAGAAGAGCTCGTTACTCCGTTTCTAGTTAAGGTTGCACCTCCTGCACTATATGCAGATCCTGATGTATTCGATATTTCGTTTGACGTACTGTATGCGGTCGTAGTTGCACCAAGATTTGCAGATGATGTGTACAAAGCAATCTTGAATGTATGACCACCACCTGACGCAAAATTATGCTTACCTTCTAAAAGTTCACCTTTAAAAGTGTTGCATATAGCTGAGTTAATTGCCATGTTATTTTCTCCTTATGGTTGTTTCGAGTCTAGAGGAAAACGTAATATACCATCATAGTGCTCATCACGTCTTCTTCTGCCTTGTTGTTCAAATTGCAAGCCTTGTAACGCTTGTTGGTAGCCTTGTTCATAATATTGCAACAAATTATCGGGGCCTTTAAGAAATCTATATGCTTCTACAAGACAAGCATAAAGTAAGACTTTCGGTGCATTTGTGCTCACCCATGTTGTAGTATTAGATGAGGACAAACCCGTAGGTTGCTTATTCAAAGCTAATTCAATCTTATAAGCTGAATTTGGAGTGGGCGCAAGATATAACCTATCTTGATCCCAATTTGCGTAGTACTTGGGTTTACCAGTACTGTCTCTATTTGGCCAATATTCATTCATAAATGTAACATCTTTTTGAATAAGATACTCTCTTACGGGTGTAGCTCCATCTGTATAAATTTGCACCGATCTAGTAAAAGCATCTTGTGTGATATTGATACCAGGAACAGCAACAAAAGGATTACCTACAGTCAATGAGGCTGTTTGATATGACCTAAATTCATCAAGGTCTGTTTCTCTAAAAATTCTATCCTCTGCATGCTCTATAAAATCATTCACTATTATGTCCGTAAGGACGTCCGAAGTAGCTTCTGTATAATCTCTAATTTGTGTTTGTAATTCTGAAAATGTTGTCATGATATACTTACTGTAACCCTTCCTAAAAAACTATTCAATTTAACTTCTTTATTATTTTGTTCAGGTTGCATGGTGTTAACAACGACCGTTTCAAAAGCACCTGGTGCAGGTATAGGATTAAATTGCGAAATAGTTTGCTTTACAACACCGAATATGTTTCCCGCAACCATATTAATACCTAAATCAACAGTTGCACTTATAATCTGTGGCTTTGCATTTTGTAAAGACTGAGAATCAGTAGGATGATATCTTGGATCAAGTTGCGGATGTTTTGGCTCAAACTCACTACTGTGAACAGTAGAACCATTCCACTCTTTAACCATTTCATTATATGGAAAAGCTAAACCAGATCTATCGGATATTCTTTTTGCAAATTTTCCTGTAGCGTATTTTGGCATTAGTAACCACCACCTGTTGGATAATAGTTTTGCGGTGTAAGATAAACACTTGTTCTTTGTCCGTCTTCATCTGCTGCTCTTTTAAATTCATCTTCATATAAAAGTTTTAACGCTTGCATTCTTTCTGGTGCTCTTTTCATAGAAATATAGTATGCAAGACCCGCAACAAGACATGGAAGAAATCGAAAAGGAATTTCAGAATTATTTGTGTAATCGCCCGAATCAGCCATTCGAACAAGAGCATAATATATTAGAGTGTAAGCTGAATCTGCTGCTGGATATAGATATAGTGTTGGGTTTATCGTACGCTCAAAGTAGAATTGAGTTGGTCTTCCG